TTACCCTTACTGGGCGTAAAGTTTACAACAGGTATTCCCATATTACGGAGTTCGTGGGTCAGTGGCATACCGCTCGCCTTAGCTTCAACGATGACGGTGTCGGGGTCCCAGTACTTATACTGATCCAACGCCACCTCTTTGAGTTCGGGGAAGTCCCACCGACCCTTCTGACTGTCTAACAAAATTAAACCGGGAGTTCCAGACTCCTCTGGATAAAAAACACCCCAAGTCGTAATCGCACTAAAGTCACTCGTCTCACGCTTACTAAACGCCGTATCGTAACTCTGAATTACATACTGCAAATTAGGAACCACCTTACGTTCCCACTTCTTCCACCACTCCCGACGAATAATCGCATTCTCCTCGCCCGTCGGGTTCTGCTGATACTGCGCATTCCATTTGCTCGGAGGTATAGATGCGCGGACCGCAGACAGATCATCGTAAGACCAATACTCAGGCCAACAGGGTTTGTCGTCCTCAAACAACGCAGGTAACTCCACAATCTCCCACTGATCGGCTAATGGATCTTTAGCCATAGACCGAACCAACTGCCCAGTCATATCCTTCTCGGACCACCGCGTCTGGACCAAAACAATACTACCTCCCGGCTGGAGCCTCTGTCGGGGGCCCCCTGTGTACCATTCCCATGCATCATCAAAACCATTCACAGACATCGCCGTCTGCTCCGAATGCGGGTCATCAATAATTACCAGGTCACCACCTCGTCCCGCTAAGTTCGATCCCACACCAACAGCATAATACATCCCACCATTGCTCGTGTCCCACCTGCCCGACGCTTTACTGTCAGCTGCAAGTTTCACATTTGGAAACACTTCCTTGTAATCATCACTGTCAATCAGGTTCTTCGTCTTACGACCAAAGTTTACCGCAAGTTCTGTCGTGTGTGTCGCCTGAATGATCTTCATTCGAGGGTTCCTTCCCATCATCCAAGCTGGAAACAAAAAGCTCGCAAACTCACTCTTCGTGTGCCTCGGTGGCATGTTAATAATCAGCCTCTTTAGCTCCCCGTTAGCGACCCGCTCTAGTTTCTGGGAAATTATTTTATGATGTTTACCCGTTATGAACTCAGGCCACATGGCTTTTACAAACGGTAAAAAATGATTTTGACAGGCTTCGTTTCTCTGTAATTGAGCTAATCTTAGTTCTAATTTTAGTTTCTGCGCTTCTTGCGACGAGGTAAAGTCACCATCCATCAGGGGCCCCTATAAGACTATATGTGACCTTTATAACCGATATGATTTTTCATGTAAATATTTCCGTGGAACTTAGCTCTTGCGAGCGCAGCCAGACATATATGGGCCTCGCGCCTAGGCGCTTAAATTTTGGATTCTGGGGCTGGTAAATTGACCCGATAGCAGCGGGCCCCGCGTCTATTTTCGCGGCCCTAGGGCCAAGGATTCCGCGCTGCTGCACGTTTGATGCTGGACCATGACTCGCGCAGCTGCTGCAAAATTTCGCGGTCCAGCTGGCGCAGCTCCAGCAGCTGGTACGATTCAACGTAGGTACAAGGGCCGAGGTTCAGCAGCATTAACTATAAAAATAAAAATACCGGGCAATTATAAAAAGAATAAAAAAAAGGCCCTGTAATAGGGCCTAGTTTAAGCGCAGCTGCAGCAGCTACTAGGTAACGAGGCCAATATCACCAGCGACGTGATGACGTAATATTGATCTAGGTGGAAGGCCAGCAGCAAACCGCGTTATATGGTCCGCGTCGGATTCTTCCGTCGCAGCATTCGAATCGCGTCGCGATAAATCGGCCCAATGCTTCGATACAGGAAAGTTGCCAGCATAGCAGCCACCAGCAGAATCAGACTCCGCTAATTTCTTTTTGCTGCCATGCATAGTAAATCCGATCACATAACCGCGGTTGAATCTAGCGCATAAAGGGCCATCGATTCCGCCGCAATTAGAGCAGCTGATATCTTCTAAATATTCCGCTGGACAGCGCACGACTCGAATCCCATCAACAGTTTTATTTTTTTTGCTGCTGGTCCAGAAAGACTCTTTAACCATGTGAACGGTATCCGCTCCAGCGTCAACAGCAGCTTTGACAGCTGACCAAGAATCAGCGGAATAATTTATTAAAGTTTTGCCAGCTTTTAAAAGTTTAGAATAAAATTTGAAATGAAAATGTGAAAAGGTGAAAGCATAACCGCCTTTTGGAACGGCATTTATTAAGGCGTTTAAATATTCAGTATCAATTTTTTTTGTTCCGCTCTTGCAAGCTGGCATTAATGCGCAGCTGCTGGGGCACGTTCCGTATTCATTCCCAAGGCCAGCTCTATACGTTACCGCTATTCCAGAGGTTTTTTTCGCGCTCGATAATTTTGTACAATTTAAAACCATTTTAGACTCCGTAGTTAAAATTAAAAATATACCTAGTTTATGCAATATTTACGCGTTTTTGTAAATAACTTTATAAAATAGACTCTTAAATTTTAGCGCTAAGGCCTAGTAAATCAATTTTAGGTATTATGACGAGGCCAAAAAAAAGGCCCATTGTAGGGCCTTTAATTTTTATTTAGTTTTTTATTCCGCAGCGCGATTCCGATGCGCAGCAATAAGACTCAACCCTCGATAAATAATAATATCAAGTGATCAAATGGGAATGGAAAAACAAACGCCAGCCCCAAAAAAAGAATTAAAAATGCGATTGCTGCAATCTTTTCGCATAGGGCGAGTATTGGATCTTTAAATTGTTTTAAGATTAAAAACATCATTGGAAGCCTTTTAAGACTACAGTTCGTATTGGTATAACGTTATTAACTATTTTTTTTGGTTTTTTCTCGCGCTCAATGCCTTTCAATCCATCTGGTAAATCTTCAATAACTTCGGTTAAAGTAGCATAGGCAATATCAGCTTCAAACGGTCTGTCCGATCGCAGCGCCTGAATCAAAAAACCGATATTGTCCGCAAGTTTTTCTTTTACAAAATATTCATTCATTTTTTATTTTCCTATGTTAATTAAAAAAAGACGGACCCGAAGGTCCGCCTCAAAGTTAAAATATATAAAAAGTAATGTAAAGTTATATATGTTTAAGCTGCTGCAACACGACTCCAGTCGGAAGGGCTAAGGTTTAAAACTTGCTCACCTTTCCGTTGCCATTCACTCCGATCATCATCCTTAATATCGGTAAAATTAGATACAGCAGTGACTGCATTCATCAACGTAGCTCGACTAACAGGCTGGCCTACAAATCCGCGCTGCTGCAAAGTAGACATAAGGCCTTCCAAAACATTTTTAGATTCTACTTTCGTAAACTGCATCACTTTAGACAAATTATCTACAGCCGTAGTTGTGTCACATTTAACTATATCCTTACCAGCTGCTCTAACCTTCTCTAAAACTTCATCAAATTTTTCACGATCACTAAAATGCTTTACATGAGATTCGATAGCTAGTTCTAAAGCTTTATTATCTGCGGCTTTAGCGGCCTCCGATAAAATACTCCAGCTTTCAGTTTCTCTAGCAGTCGTAATATGCGCTTTACGAATTTTGTTTTCAGTCTCCATGCCATTTAGACAAGCCAAGGTCCAGCACATTTGGTAAACGCTAACAGATCCATGCCCGGTCTCTGAATTTTGAATACCAAGTCCGTTTGCCATAATGTCTCCGACGTTAGCACCTTCACCTGTATGATTACGCGCTTTGAAACGTGCATACAACTTACGTTCGGTAATGTGATAATTAACCAGCTCAAATCCAGCCTCCGCATCGAGAATAGGAAGAACTGAGGAAGCTAATAGGTGAGCATGATCAAAAGTTTTATACCTATCGCTTAACAAAGCTCTACCTGTCAAATGATCTTCCCCAGCGTAGCTGCCAGCGTCATAGGTCCTGAGCAATTTAGGTTTATTTTCTTTTTGGTGAACCGCATTGATCAGGTTGTCAAATTCGGTAGGATAGTTCTGTTGCAATCGTTTAGCCGTTCTAGAGTCTATTCCAGCGTTGTCTGCGAATTGATTAAACGCAACATCATTGAGTGAAACGAGCTGCGTATTATCCCCATGAGTTGCCTCTCGGACTACTCTTGAGGTCCGCTCCTCTCCGTCCGATCTCGGTTCAATAGTCTCAAACTTGAGTTCAGACATAGGCGTTGGAATATCTATCATTTTTTCTCGCCTAGAATTTATTTCTAATATTAAATTGTTAAGTCTTGATTGTGGATCGTTTGAATTATTAAAATCTAACATATTTATTTTCCTTATTTTAAATGTTAAAAAGGCCAGCAAAATGCTGACCCTTATTTTTTAAACTAGTTATCCTATAATGTAAATAACTTTATGTTTAAGCAGCAGCTCCGCTGGCTCCCTTCTTCTCCTGTTCAAGGCGAATGCCAGCGGCAACTTCTCTTTCCAGCAGATCCCAAATTTTATTTTTAAAATCTTCAGGTGAAATTTTTTTGGCATTCGTATGCAACCCTATGAACTTTTTCACAGTAGACAGGTCAATACAGGATACCAGAGCTCCGTTTATTTCTTGCTGACAGAAAAAACTTTTACTAGCCATTTCATATAGCCTGAGACAACCATAAAATTGAATATAATTTAATGGAGTAATCTCGTTCATTCCAATGGCCATCGTTGCATCAATCAATCCGCGCAGCTCAGGAACATATTCATATTCGCCTGTAGGAAGGCTGCTAGTGTTTTTCTGAAAACAAATATTCTTCCAATTAGCTATTCTACCAAAGTCACGATTTAAAGACATGTTACTTCCTTCCATCCAAAAGCTTCACAGATAAAAGTTTTATCATTCAAGACAACCGCATCTCCCATACTAGTGGATCGTCTGAACCTATCGGGCGATAATGTCTTAACTTCCTCATTCAGCCACCATCCCTCATCGACGGAATTCGTTAGCGTGAATGCCCTCTCCAGGTTATCTTCCTGACTAAGGTCTTTGTCTATAGCTATTGCAGCTACATCTACAAAGTCCGCTCCACCTTCCAAAGTTTTATGTTTAACAATCATATTCATTTATTTTCCTCTCTAAATAATAAAGGCCAACAAAATGCTGACCTCTAAGTTTAAACTAATTTATTAGATAATGTAAATAACTTTATCTTCTCCTGTTTCTATCTGCTAAATGTTGAAGTCGTTTATAGTCCTTTCCATAAATTATTCTAGCTAGAATTCTAAGCAAAAACATTTCCTCACCTCCTTTCTATCGAAAAAATATGAGGCATAAACCCATAGACAGTATTGCCTTCTCGGACACCTTCTCGAACAGGCTGCAACCGCTCCCCTTTAGTAAGGTTAACTATGAGGATCATTTCTCCCTTAGAATTATGCTTGAACGTCAGCCCAATTCTGTGCCCAGCTTCAGCTTTGTGGTTTATGCCTTTGATGCTGATACGTCTATCTGAACGTTTTTGAGTTCGATAGAAACTGATTTGAGATTCCGTACCATCAAAAAATTCTGCTTTAACGATAACTTTATCACCAGCTTTCATCTGGTCATAGTCAGCCCCAAATAATTTGCTGAAATTTCTAATACTAAAATTTGCATCGATCGTAGATTTTTCCAGCATAGTTTTTGTTAAATTTAAAAACGCTGGCTCATGGTTCTGTAGATCAACTATCATTATTTATCTCCTCCTCTTTCTCAAGTAGTTCCAAAAC